GTGCACATGAATTTATTCTTACGTGCTTATCATTACCACGACTTGGCGTAAATGTCATCACTGGAATGTCCATTTGACGTAATTCATGAGTAAGGGGAGTTCCAGATGCTTTTTGCTCGATGATAACCATATCTGGTTTCCAATATTTATATTGTTCAAGAGCTGCACGTCTTAATTCTGGAAATTCAAATCTATCTTTAACAGAATCCATTAAAATTAAATTAGCCGGGCCATCAGGTTCAGGATAAAATACACCCCAAGTCGTAATAGCAGAGTAATCGGCGGTTTCTTTTTTTAAAAAAGCAGTATCGTAAGATTGTATAACATAACTTATGTCCGGCAACGTATCATGGTCCCACACACGCCACCATTCACGTTTTATAATCGCTCCTTCTTCCGAAGTTGGCTTTTGCATCCATTGTGCGTTCCATTTTCCAATGGGTAGTGTTGCTTTTACCTTCTCAAGTTCTTCTAGCTTCCAATATTCAGGCCAAACCGGTTTTCCTTCCGCTGGTCCGTGGTCCATGATTGCTGGAAATTCAACAATGTCCCATTTATCGCCTTTTACTTTGCCTTGGTTCTTCATTAAAATTCCTGTTAAATCTTTTTTACTCCATCTCGTCATAACCAGTACAATTTTTGCTCCAGGTTGCAGTCTTTGACGTGGTCCTGATGTGTACCACTCATAAGCATTATCAAATGCATCTTTTGACATCGCATCTTGCTCTGAGTGAGGATCATCAATGATTAGAAGATCAGCACCCCGTCCGGTGATTGCCCCGCCGACACCCGCAGCGAAATATTCGCCGCCTTGTGCTGTTTCCCACCTCCCGGCAGCTTTGCTATCTTCCTGTAACGTCGTTTTGAAAATTTTAGAATATTCTTCACTGTCAATTAAATGTTTTGCCTTACGACCGAATCTTACTGCAAGTTCGCCGGTGTGAGTGACCTGTATAATCTTGAGCTTTGGATCACGGCCCACCATCCAGGCAGGAAGTAGAAAAGATGCAAACTCAGACTTAGTATGTCTAGGTGGCATATTGACAATTAATCTATTTATTTTACCAGTTGCAAGATCATTAAATTTTTTTGCAATAATTCTATGGTGCGCACCTTCAATGAACTCGGGCCAAACACACTTAACAAAAGACATAAAGTCTTCTTTTGCCTTGTTTTGGATCTTTCTTTCAGTATGAAGTAGTCTTAATTGTTTGAATTGTTTTCTAACGTCGGACGGTAATTTGCTTATATCTAAGTTATTTAAATCCATTTTAAAATTTTTATAATATTTTTGCACCTTTATAGCAGTGGAGAAGTTTTATACACCCCTTAACTGTCTAAATCAAGCAATACAACCTGAAGTAGTGGGACCCCTTTTTATATTAAAGGGGATCGCTTACTGAGCGGGCGCGATTTTTTGGATCGGGTCTGGTACCTCTATTGATTTATATATTTATGATGTGTAAAAACAATTCAATGTGTGCGGGCGCACAACCTGTACGTGTGTGAGTGTGGTCCAACAGGACCACACATGTATGTAACTCGGTTAGTCTAGTAGTACCATGAATGCACTAGCATTTAGTCTGCTAAACTTAGACAATTTCTTTTGCATCGCGTTGTATTCCTCATCTCTCTCATGTTCCTTGATCTCAATGTATAACTTGTGCTCATCTGGTGTTAACATCGTTGATTGTTTTGAGTAAGGGTTAGTTGCTTTGATCATATGTTTTCTCCTGTATGTTAATAGCTATATCCTATACTATCCACCATTGTTGTCAACTGCTATTATTCTGGTGTTTGTTTGTCCTTTCCAATAGCCCTCTTGTACTGTTTCCTTGACTACATCAATCGGTGTTTCGAGCGCCTCGGTCCTTGGTGCAATGGCTGTGATCTGTTGAACATATGTATTTGCAAAGTCATTGTAACAGCCTTGACTACAAAACTTAGAATAGAAACTATTCCTATGATATTCTGTTACTGGAACTTTCTTAGTCCTTAGGACCTTACTACCCTTGACACCTCTTATCCTATCTTGGGTGTGAGATTTGTGGCAACTCGGTCCATGACACCATACAAAATTACTCATGAGTTATCTCCCTCAGTCATTTGAAATCTAGCCAAGATTTTAGCATGGCTTTCAATTGCAGTTTCTAGAGTCTTGATTCTATCTTCAAGGTAAGTTAGTTTCTGTCGTTCGTATCGTTCAACTTTGTTTTTCTCTATCACTTCAAAGTGTTCATCATTTAATTGTGTCATTATTTATTTCTCCATTTTTGGTCTTGTCTTATTCTGTCGTTTTGCTCATCAATATAATCTTGTGTTGATCTAGCAAATTTTAATCCTACAACAATTAATACTAAGATCATTGCAAAAAATATCCAACCCTCTATTATCATTAATACCTCGTTTCTGTGTTTCTGATTGTCCAAGTAGTCTTGGCAGTTCTGTATTCTTGTTTGTCCATATCAAAGTAAGTTATTAAACTATCTCCAATTTTGCTAGTCCAATATCTACAAAGTTCTGTCCACTTTGCATTTCTTGTTATGTGCTTACCATGTTTTTTTGCGTAGTAAGTAATCTTGAATTGTTTGTTTAGTTCCATGTTTATTTCTCCTGTATGTTATTAAGGGGAGAATATCCTATATTCTCCCCCATGTCAACTATTAACTTGCTAAACTATCTGTTGCATTATCAGTATGTACTTTTAATTGCTCCAGTTCTTCTTTTAGTCTGTTCACTTCTTTTTGATTAGCATTTACTATTTCAATCAATTTAGTAGATTGTGCTAGTAATACTTGAAGTACATCTCCTATTCTTAATTGTTTGTTTAAGTTTTCTAAGTGGACTCCGTGATCTGATATTGACATTTTTATTTCTCCTGTATGTTTATTATGGGGAGATTATATCCTATATTCTCCCCATTGTCAACTGTTTAATTGACTGTTGCTTGTTGCATTATCTGTCTTGCAATAGCAATTTTTTCCTCTCTAGTTTGTTCAACCTTATCAGTTAAAAGATCAGCTAAATTTGTCGGACTATAAACAGACAAAGCCATACTACTACTTTCATTTAGTATGCCCTCATTAAGTGCAACACCTAATTTGTCAGCTAAGTCTTTAGCTTGGTCAAAGTATCTATAAGATTTTAAACCAAGTTTTAGTTTTTCCATCTTACCATTAACATGACTATATAATTGTTCGTGAGTTAATTTAACATTCTCTCTCAAAGTATTATACATTTTGAAAGTTTCAAATGTTTCTTGGTCAACTGCAAACATTCTACTATGACAATAAGATGAACCAATTGTTGTAAGTTGGAAATCTTTTTCCCACTCATCTCTGTATGACATTTCAGTTTTATTATCGTTGCTACTATTATCATGCCCTGTAAATTTATTTACTTGGCTTTCCATAGTATAATAGCTTGGACTTCGTTTGTCGTAATTACCATTGATTGCAACATGAAAGTCAGGGTTTAGACCTTTTGCTTTAATCTCATCTCTATAATAAGACCTTGCAAACTCATCACTTAAATCAAACTTGACGTGTTCCTCATCAACAATTTCTCTAGTTTTACCCTCACTATCTGTTTCATTTCTTGGTGGTGCAGTAAAGTAAAAACAATTATCATCATACAATGCACCCCCACTTGAGCTGTATTTTTTTATCATACTTCTAATTGTATCTACATCTTCTTGTGGTTGGTGGTGTCTTACAACTGTATCAGCTAAAACTTTCATTTTAGTTCTAGCAGTATTATAATCAGCTATTGATTTTTTGTGCAGTTCATACTTTGGACTGTTAAGTTCAAAGTGTGTTTGGAACACATCAGCAATAGATTTTCTTTTTTCACTATTTAATGTCAGTCTTTTCTCGGTCATGTTTCCTTTATGTTAGTTATAAATGATAATCCTACACTTGAAATAAGGCGATTTTAAGGCAAAAATTAGCACAACCTGGAGTTGCATTGTTTACTATATATACCACCATCCCCAACCACCTGCCAAGTATAAGGGATAATCCTACTAATGTCAAGAAGTTTATTTAAATAAAGATGTTGTTTAATATATCTCCTATGTTATATTGGATTTAGATTAGTAATAGGTAATGTAATTGAGTAATTGATTACAGATAAAAAATTAAATGTTTTTGTTCATTAATTCCTATTACTGATCCCAGATTCAGTTGGGTTATTATATATTGCTCATACGGTGTGTTTAGACCAACTGGATCTGGGATCACGGGCTATGCAACCTGAAGTTGAAAAGAAAAATTCAACCTGTGGTTGAAGTGGCAAGCCTCAAGCAGCAAGCCTTAATATGAACACAATTAAGTAGTACAATATAAGTTAACAAATACAGGAGAAATAAATGGACAATGAACAACTAAAAAGAATAGCTGATGCTATAGAAGAGATCCTGCGCCTTGTTAAAAAAGATCAAGAAGACAGCGCAGCGAGACAAAGACAGAACGATAATGAGTAGGCAACCGGGGCCAGCAATGGCCCAAGTCTACGTGCAACACTGGCGTTGGCTCCAGGACCAGGGACCATGTTACAAGCTGCAAGCGGCAAGCTGCAAGCGTCAAGCTTTAGAGTTGACAAGATTAAATTATAAGGTTATAACATCCTATAAAATACAGGAGAAATAAACAATGAAAATAAAAGAAGCGGAGGCTATAACTCACACACTATCAAAGCCGGGCAAGATGCCCGGATTTGCATATTCAACGCCAGCCCATGAATGCAAGACTGGAACAAAGTTACGAGCTGTAGCTGGTTCAGTTTGCGCGAACTGTTACGCCTTCGAGCGTGGCCGGTATAGATTTAAAAATGTTATTGATGCTCAATATAAAAGATTTAGATCTTTGACTAATCCTAAATGGGTTGAAGCTATGGCTACACAAATCAATTCTAAAAAAGTAAAATTCTTTAGATGGCACGATTCAGGCGATGTTCAAAACCTGGACCATCTAAGACGAATTTATGCGGTCTGTAAACTTACGCCGGACGTCCAACACTGGATGCCGACCCGTGAAGCATGGACCAAGGACTATATTGTTGAAGCTCCTGACAATCTTGTTGTCCGGTTCTCCATTCCGATGGTGGACCAGGCAGCAATTGACAGCTGGCCTCATACCTCAACAGTCTCAACTAAAAAAATTGATGTCACCTGCCCGGCACCGCTTCAGGGCAAT